GTCAGCGTGAGCACGGCGGTATCGGTGGGGACGCCCACGGCGGCGACGGTGCGCTCCTCGATGACATCGGTGTCGCTGTGGCGCAGAAGCACCTTGTAGGTCGTGCCGGGGTCCATGTGGACGGTGCGGTCGAGCGTGACGGAGCTTGCGCCGGCGGCGACGATGCGCCCGCCGTAGCCCCATTGCGGCACGTCGTGTTGCAGCCGGATGACGTCCCCGACCATGCAGGCGATGGCGTCCACGTCGGCCTCAAAGGAGCACGTCCGCGTCAAGTACCGGTTGCAGTTCAGGAGGAAGCGCCCGTGCTTGATCGCCAGTTCGCGCGTCGTCACGCCGGGGAGGCTGATCTGCATCTTGCGGATTTCGTCGTCGGAGGTGTCGAATGCGGCGTCGCGGACCTCGACAACCTCATTCGTCCACTTGTTTTCCGCGTTGACGTAGGTGACTTCAATCACGTTCGCCCGGTCCGCGAGCGGCAGGAAGATTTCCTCGAAGGAGTCCCTGACGATGTTCCCGATGGTGAACATCTGGACCGGGCTGCTCGGACGGTCCACAACGGCGCTGAAGGAGGTCCCGCGTTGGAGCACGGCCGCCCGTCCGCATTCGCAGATTCGGGCGAGCGCGGCGGAAAGGTTCGTGGCCGCGTCGAAATAGAGGTTGACCGTCAACCCCTGCGCCGTGCACCAGTCCGCCCATGCGGCGAAGTCGGCGTAGAGGATGCGCTCGACCGGCACGGCGCCGCCGTAGCGGGAGTTGTGGATGAGGTCGTAGGCCGCCCAGGCCGGGTTGCTGGCGGGCTTGTCCTCGTAAGCGGAGCCGGTCCACACCGGCACGGTCGCGCGCTCGGCAAGGACCGTCACGCGCGGCGCGCCCCCGGACAGTTGCCCCGTCGCCAGCGCCCGCAGGGCCAGCAGGGCGGTGTGCGGATAGGTCAGGTCGTCGTAGATGACTTCCTCGACATATTCCAGGTAGGGGAGCATCGTCGTCCCGGAACCGTCGTCCGCGGACATGATCGCACGCACGTCGTATTGGCCGGGGGCGAGGCCGTCGACGCGGTAGTAGAGGCGCGCGGGCTTCGCGAAGGCGGCGCGCACGGTGAACTCCGGGCCGTTCGTGAAGGGGAGCCACGCCCCGGTCGACCCGGCCAGCCGGTATTCCAGAAAGAACTTCTGCGTTCGGGCCGACCCGTTGTCGCGCATCAGCCCCACGGGCCACGACAGGCCGACACCGAGGCCCTGCACGGCGTTCCCGTCCGTCCGCACGGTCTGGTACTCGGTCCCGGAGAGTTGCCGGTTGACGCCGATCTCGGCGGAGGTGTCCACGAAGTAGGTCATGGGCGTCTGCGTCGGCAGTCCGAGTCGGGCTTCGATCTGGGCGTTTGCGAAGTTGGCGAGCGGGTTGTCGTTGATCTCCACGTCCGAGAGGGAGGTCAAGGGACCCTCGGCGACGGCCAGCAGGAGATTGAGGTACTGGTCATAGTACCGGTCGCCGCTGGCGCCGATGCTGGCCCCGACGCTGACGGACTGGGCGATGACCGGCGGCGTCACGCGCACGCGCCCATAGAGCACAGGCAGCGGGATGCCCTCGCGGGTGGGGTTCGCCTTCGCCTCCCATCCGTAGGTCGCCGAATCGGACGCCACGGCGCCGATTTCCGCCCCGGGAGGCGGCATGAGGGCGTTGACGGCAAGGGATCCTCCCAAGGCCATGCTTGCGCCGATGAGGCCAATCCCGCCGGCACTGGTGACTCCCAATGCTACGGCCACCATAGGCGCGAAGTAAATGCTGGCAGCCACAACGGCAACCATAGCAACGATTCGAGCAATCTGCTTATTGTTCTCATTGTTACTCTTCACGTCGGTCCACAACAAGCCATTGCCGCTTCCGCCGCGCATGGCGAAGGCGCAGACGATGCTATCACCCGGTTGCGCGGGCCGGTCGAGGGCCTGCGCGGGGAGCACGGCGCCGTTGACGGCCACGGCGATGTCGAGGTCTTCGGGGGGGAGCCGGAACTGCTGCGCCAGGTACCCGCGATAGGTCATTCCCGGCGCGTACACTCGCGTGACGACGGTTCGGGTTTCGTAAGGTCGAAGGGGATTGGAGATGTGCGTGATCGTGACGGTCGGGCTGGCCGGGTGCGAGAGCGCGGCGGCGGAATGGTGCTCGACGGGCGGCTCGTGGGGCACGGTGACATCGGGCGCGGTTCCGTGCGTGATGGGTTCGTTCATGCGTAGCTCCCGGCCCACCGGTAGAATCCCTCGATCTTCGGACGCCAGAGCGGGCCGTCGATGCGGAAGATGTGGACGCCCAGACGGTTGAGGGCGTGGATGGCCGACGTTCCGCCGAGCGACACGGCGCAGTGCGTGCAGACTCCGGGCAGCCGGTGATCGAGCGACATGATGATCACGTCGGCGGGTTCCGGCGCGTCGACCGCGCGCCACTTCGGCTTGTCGCGGGCGATGACCTGGCCGATCTGCGCGCTCGCGAAGGCGCTGACGGCGTAGTCGGGCAGCGTGACGCCGATCCGCTGGTAGATGAGCATCACGAGGCCCCAGCAATCGACCCCGGACGCGGACCGGCCCCCATCGGCGAAGGGTATTCCGATGAGGTCGGCCACGTCCAGGGCCGTTGCGGGTTGCGCGCGGTCACGCATAGAATCCTCCCCGCCCCACGGCCGGGAATCCGCCGTAGCGGGCGGAGTTTCCGAGCGCGCGGCACGTCAGGAGGGTCTTGTCGCAGGAGGTCGAGGCGCCGGCATAGCCGCAGTCCGTTGACTTGAAGCGCCACCGGCAGTTGTTCTTCAGCAGGCGGTTCCGCGGGAAGCGGCGCAGGTAGGGGTTCGCGGCGCCGAGCGTGAACGTGACCCACGTGGCGTCGGACTTGCAGCCGGTGCACGAGTAAGTCAATTCGACTTCCGGCGTCGTGAGGTCCAGGTGCGCGCTGTGGACGACGCGAAAGACGATCTCCGCCCCGACCCCGCCGCCCCCGGCTTCCAGGTAGGCTTGCAGCGCGCGCGTGACGTTCCCGACGCGCACGGCCACCTGCGGCACTTCGTTCTTGCTCGTCTCGCCGATCTCGTCCAGTTCAAAGGGGAAGGCCACGTACAGGTTCCCCCCGGACGCCGGCCACGTGACATCGGCGGTGTTGCGGACCACGCGAATGACCGTCACGCCGTCCGGCATGGTGATCTGCAACAGAATCAGCCACGCGTCGGCGCTGCCGAGCCGGTTCTTCTCGATGATAGCAGCCGGGGAGAGCGTAAGCATCACGCCTCCTCGATCTCGACGGAGACCTGCCGGCGCCCGGCGACCAGGACGGAGCTTTCCAGCGTGTCCCCGGAGAATCGGACGGTGTAGGATGACCCGCTGATCGGATGCGTCCAGGTGAAGGTGCTTCCGAGATAGCTGCGGAAGAAGGTGGAAAGAGTGCCCCAGTCCGATTCCGTCATCGCCGCCCAGCGGAGCGTCCACCGCTTGCGGGCGCGCGTCTCGCGGGCGCGGGACTGGACGTAGCCGGCCTCAAACTCCGAGCGGACCTGTCCCCGGAAGTCGGCTTCCTCCATCGGATGCGACGGGTTGCTGATCGACGGCCAGGATGGCATGTCAGGCGGAGCCTCCCAGAGCGGTGCGGAATCCGTTGCTGTTGCGGGCGTAGGCGTCCAGGACGATCCCGATCACCCACTCGCGCCCGTTCCACTTCGGCGGCGTCACGGACGCGGTCGAGCGCGTGCCCGTGTTGTTGTTGACGATCACCTTCACGTTGCCGGCGCCGACCGTCGCGCCGTTCGGCGTGATCATCCCGGAGCGGCTCGGGGTGAAGAGTTCCGGGCCGCGCTCGCCCACGAGGTAGCTCGTCCCGCCGATCACGGGTCCCCCGGAGGCGCGGCCTTCGAGTCCCGTCTTCGTCGTGAAGGGGTTCGGGAAGTCGGTCGATGTTTGGCCCCTTGGTTTCGCGCCGCCGTCGGTGGCGTCGGGGTAGACGCTGCCGATGATGCCGATGGCGGCCTGCTGCGCCAGTATCTGCGCCATGGCGCGGCTGATCGATTCCAGGAACGAGGTCAGGTAGTCGCTCAACTGCTGCATCCGGCCCATGAAGACATCGAAGAACAGGTTTTCGAAGGCGTTCGACATCCCCTGCGCCGCCGCCTTGGCCACAGTCACCCCGTACTCGAACGTCGTCTTCGTGTTCTCCTCCACCCACTCCGTCATGCCGCGCTTGAACCCCGGCTTGAAGCCTTCGCCGTACCGCTTGTTGACGGCGCGTTCGTAGCGGGCAATCCAATCCAGTAGCGCCTTGTCGCCGCGCGCGTTCCAGCGCATGAGTTCGATTTC